CATTAAATATTTATTATGAATAAAAATATAAGTTATAGAAAGAATTAAATAAAATATCAATAACAATTATTGATATTTTAAATTTTTTTATTTGAAAGATATAAATGGATTTTGATGAGAATGATTTAATATCAACGAATAAATTTATAAGAGTATCAACATTTGATGAAAATGAAAGAGAAGAAATAATAGGTGAAGAATTTAGGAGATATTACAAGGAACAGGAAAAAAAAAGAAATGAAGAATTGTTAAAAAAAAGAATTGAACAATTAGATATAAATGAAATAAGATATTCGGATGAAACGGATGAAAAAAATTTAATAAATACAAATGCGTATAATTTTCAAACAATAGATAATGTAAATGGAGAAAGAAGTATAAAGGAGATAAAGTCGTATATAAGTATAGATTCAAGGGATAGAAATAAACAGATAAATCCAAATGCAAACAATTTTAAAATATTTTTAGGAAGGACATTTTATAATGTAAAAGAGATTAAATTATCAAGAATTGAATTTCCAAATACAGATGCAGTTATAAATTCAAATAACAACAAGATATATTGGATAAATAAAGAAGATATAGATTTAGATATAATAGACCCGATTACAAATTATTATCCAATATATACGGTAGATTTAAGGATTGGAACATATACGGCAACATCATTAGAAAGGGAAATTACAAATAAAATAAATTTAATAAAACGACAAAACAAAACAGATTCATTTCATTATATGATTATAGATTTAGATATAGAAACAGATATAGTATCATTTACATCATTAATATTAAAACAATTACCAAATAATCCATTGTCAGCAAGTGTAAATATAGGATTAATAACTGTAAATGACCCTTTACACGGATATAATACTGGAGATGTTATTTATATAGAAGGAGCAAAAACATTGGCGGGAATTAATTCATCTGTAATAAATACATTTCAGGAAATAACAAAAATAGATGATGATACATATCAATTTGAGGTAAATATAAATGCATCAGAAACAGTATTAGGAGGAGGAAATACAGTAAAATCTGGAAAATTAGCACCATTTCAATTATTATTTGGAGAGTATGATAAACAAGTTGCACCAAATATAGGATTTCCACCAGAAAACAGTGCTCAACCAATATCAATATATTTTAAATCAATTCAGAATTTTTGGACAATAACAGTTGTAATAGATGGACATCATAATTTAGGATTAATAGAAACAATAGGAACAACAGTAGTAATATCATCAACAATATTTGCGGATGGAACAAGGAATATTATAAAAATATTAAATTCAAATACATTAATAGTAAATATAAGTAATCCTTTAGATTTTGGTATATATAATCAAGGACAGATTAATATAAATGGAAATATTTTTAATATCTTGTCAATTGAAAATAATAATGTAAAAACCGTAGTGTTAGAAACATTTACAGATAATTTTATATTAAAAGACAAAATAAATTCTACAATAACATTATATAATATACCAAGTATTCCATCATTTTCTGGAACACATACTATATATAGTTTATTAGATACGAATAAAATAATATTACAAGGCTCTATATTAACAAGTGGCGGATTTAATTATATATTAGAGACCGATATAGGAAAGGGTGGATATATGAGTTTTATAAATCCAATTAAAAGTAGTATATTAAAAATAACAAATGTGATTACAGGAATATTAACAACAATAGAAGTAGAACCACATTTACAAAATCTAAAAGTTGGAGATAAAATAAAAATAAACAATTTAATAACAACACCATCTATATATGAAACAACGAGTGGTGTATTTGAAATATATGGAATAATAAATTCTACAACATTTACAATAAATTTTGCAACAATAAATGTTGATAATATAGAGTTAGGTTGGATAGGAATACAAACATTAGAATTAACTTTTCCATATCATCAGTTTAATACAATATTTACAATAACAAGTATATCAAACCCTCCTTATAATGTGGAAATAACAACATTATTACCACACAAATTAACAAGTGGTGATTCAATACGTATAAATAATACAAATAGTATTCCTGTAATAGATGGATTTTATACAGTGGAGGTTGTCGATAATGATACATTTCAAATAACATTTGGAGGAGGAATAACAACAAATGGAACAAGTGGTATAATAGGAATGAACAATGATTTTTATTTATATGGTGTAAATAATATAGGAGAAATAAATGATTTAAATAATTTTAAATTTACAATAAGAGAAATAAAGGATGAACATACAATAACATTTGATACAAGACAATTTTCATCAATAAATGGATATGGTGGTGGGGAGAATATATTTATAAATTCATTAAAACACGGATTTAATGGAATACAAACAAATACAAAAAATGATAAATTATATAGGTCTATTAATTTAGAAGGTGAAAATTATGTGTTTTTAACATCCCCACAATTATCAACAATGATGAATACTGGAAGTGTTAAAAACATTTTTGCCCGTATTACATTAGACCAATCACCCGGAAGTATGGTATTTAATTATCTAAGTAATCCTAAAATATATGAACCATCACCTTTACCTGAATTAAATGAATTAGAATTTAGTATAAGAAATTATGATAATAGTTTATATGAATTCAATGATTTAGATTATTCTTTTGTATTGGAAATAACCGAAATACAAGATATATCACATACGTTTAATTATAGTTCAAAACGTGGAGTTCATAATTAAAAAAAATGAAAAATAAAATAAAAGTAAAAGGTAAATAAAAATGGATTCAAATTATTTATCAAAGTTTGGATATGTTATTCATAAATCAAATTTAACACCAGAACAAATATATCAAATAAAAAATGAATTAAAAGCAAGACCATTAGGTGAATTCCAAACCGACACTTATAATGTATATATTGAAACTAAAACAAAATTATACATACCAAAAATGTATGGTCTTGAAAAATTTGGTCAAGTAAAACATTCTAAAAGTTATATTGGTGAATTTTTTAATAATGACATTGAATTTAAAGGAGAATTATTTCCTGAACAAAAAGAACCTGCAAATAATTTAATAACAAAATGTAAAGAAAAGGGTGGTGGTATTTTACAATTAGGAACAGGTTTTGGAAAATGTTTAGGTAAAGATACAAAAGTATTAATGTGTAATGGTGATGTAAAATATGTTAGTGAATTAAAAATTAATGATGTTTTATTAGGAGATGATTTAAAACCACGAAAAATACTTTCATTAATACACGGATACGATAATATGTATAATATTTATAATACAGATACACATCAAAAAATAGCAAGTGCCAATAAATGTCATATTATTTGTGTAGTTTTAAAAAATAATGTATGTATTAATAAAATTAATTCAAAATGGAATTTAACTGGTTATAATACTAAAGATAAAAAATTATATGAACATTTTGATTTAAATTTATTTCAACTCGTAAAATTATATTTAAAATATTATAATACTACAAAACATATTATTGAAATTTCTATTGGAAATTATTTGAAATTACCACAATATGTAAAAAATAACATATATGGTTGTAAAATAAATACTTCAATTAATAGTAATATTTATTTTAAAAATGCTTATAAATTTGGAAAAAATTTTGATTTAACATTAAATTCTTTACCAAAAAAATTATTAATGTCTAATGAAAAATCTAAAATAAATTTTATTAAAGGTTTAAAAATAAATAAAAATCAAAATACATTTATAAAAACATCTTTATTAAACGATATTTTGTATATTTGTGATTCTATTTGTATTAAATATAAAATTATAAATAATAATTATGTGAAAATCATTGATAATTTTATATTACAACGTGATTATTTATTATATAAATTTAAAATTGTTTATGATAAAATCGATTGTTTCTATGGATTTGAAATAAATGATAATAAACGGTTTTTATTAAGTGATATGAGTATTACACATAATACAGTTACAGTATTATATGTATTAAGTAAATTAAAAGGAAAAACAATTGTTGTTGTAAATAAAATTCCTTTATTGAATCAATGGAAACAAGAAATTAATACGTTTTTACCAGATGCCAAAGTTGGTGTATTACAAGGCTCTAAAAATATAAATGTAGATAATTGTGATATCATTATAGCAATGCTTCAAAGTTTATCATCAATAGATTATCCAAAAGAATTATTTAATGATATTAAAATTTCCGTATATGATGAAATTCATAATATTCCTTCTAAAAAGTTTTCAAAAGTATTATTTAAATTAACTTCTTTATATACTATTGGATTATCTGCTACACCTGAACGAGGTGATGGTTGTGAATATGTTTTCAAGTGGCACGTTGGTGATATTATTTCAAAAATTAAAATGGATAGAAAAGGATTAGATCCATTGATATATGTTATGAAACTTAAAGGTGAGTATAAAGAATTTACACAAGTAAGTAAATTAACTGGGAAAATTCAATTACAATTTACAACAATGTTAAGTGATTTAATTTCAATGAACAATAGAAATTTATTAATTGTAAAAATTATAAAACAAGTATTTAAATCGAGTTCTTCCCGTAAAATTCTTGTTTTAAGTGATAGACGTAGTCATCTTCAAACTTTATTTGATTTATTAACAAATGATTCTGTTGATTTTACTTTTGGTATTTTTGTCGGTGGTATGAAAGAAAATGAAATGTCTAAATCTAGGTCTTGTAATGTTATTTTAGCAACTTTTTCTGTATTTAAAGAAGGTGTTTCTGAAAAAGATTTAAATACTCTTATTTTAACAACTCCTAAAAAATTTATAGGTCATTTGCAAAATACTAATAAAAATGAAAATGGTAGTTTAGAACAAATTGTTGGTCGTATATTCCGTAAAGAACATACACAAGAACCTCCTTTAATTATTGACTTGTTTGATAATTTTTCTGTCTATAAATCACACTTTAATGGCCGTAAAGTATTTTACAAACAACATTTTAAAAATTCACATATTGATATTTTTGATGTAGATTTAAATAAACTTGATTCATATGATGATTTATTTAAATCCAATAATAAAATAGAAAAAACTAAAAAAACTATTGTCGAAAATACTATTAATACTTTTTTAATTGACGAATCTTTATGAACCAAATATATCTTTTGATGAATATGGTTTAACACTCATTATATTTACTTTTCTTGGTGGATAACAACCACTGTCTAATTCATTTTGTGTTATAGGTGCTGATACCGGTGCTGATACTGGTGCTGATACTGGTGCTGATACTGGTGCTGATACTGTATCTACTGGTGGGTTTGGTGAAGCAACTTGAACATTTGGCATAACTACTTGTTCAGTTCCATCTTGTGTTTTTACAACAACAGGTGAAACTATAATAGTTGGATTTTCTACTACACCAGTGTCTGATACTGATGGTTTTACAATTACAGCACCTGATTCATTTAATGTATTTACAACTGGTGTTTCTACTTGTTGTTCATTATTTACTTTATCTAATGCTAAATCAGTTGATGGGACTATAGTTACATCAACAGCTGGATTTGTTGTTTCAACATTTTCTAAAAGTTCCCATAATGGTGCATTGTTTATATAATTCATTGAAATCATAAATGCTAAAGAAACTAATATTGATGTTGTTATATCAAATTTAGCAGTCCATAAAATAATTACAAATATAAATAATCTGAAAAATGAATTATTTATTAATGCTACTGCCCGTTCTGGTAATTTAGGTGCAAGTCGAACTGTATATAATATTAATAATAAATATACTAATCCATATACAAATTTATTGCTTTGAACTATATTTTTCATTTTGTATAAAGATTCATCTACAACATTTAATGCATTGTTCATAATATAATATTAAAAAATAAATAAATTTTTTAATATTAATATTTTATTTTGATTTATTCTTAGATTTTCTATGTTTAAATGTATTTAATAAACTATCAGATAATGTATGTTTTACAGCCGTAGGATATATTTTTTTCAATTCAATATTAGATGTTTTTGTTATATGTGTTTCATTAGTTGATGATATTAATCGTTTTGGTATATTACTCATATTTATAGTTGTATTATCTGTTTTTTGAATCGTATTATTTGTATCAGTTGTAGTATCAGCTGAACTATTAGTTTTAGTATCGGCAGTAGTATCTGTATTAGTATCAGCAGTAGTATCTGTATTAGTATCTGTATTAGTATCTGTATTAGTATCTGTATTAGTATCTGTATTAGTATCTGTATTAGTATCAGCAGTAGTATCAGTTGTAGTATCAGTTGTAGTATCAGTTGTAGTATCAGTTGTAGTATCTGTATTAGTATTAGTAGTATTATCAGTAGTAGTATCTGTATTAGTATCTGTATTAGTATCTGTATTGGTATCTTTAGTATCTTTAGTAATATCGTTTTTATCAATGTCGTCAATATCCAAGTTATTAAAATCTAATTCGATAAGATTTTTGTTTGGAAAAAGTAAAAGATTATTATCCGATGGAATTAATTTAAGAAAATCTTTTACATCAATATTATCAAAGTCGGTTGATAGAATATTGTTTAATTCTTTTTCAATAAATGAAGACATAATTTAATATAGATAAATATAAAAAAAAATGAAAAAGAAAATAAAAGATAAAAAACAAAATGCACGAAACGAGAAAAAAGGTATATAATATAATTGTAGAACAATTAAAGGAGGAGTTTAAGAATATTAAAGTGGAGAATGAGGAAGAGTTGATTATAAAGTTGGCAACGAATATGGAAAGGAGTGTATATAATAAATCGATAGAAGAATCAGGATTAACAAAGAATGATATATTTGATGAAAATTTTAGGAAAAAGTATTATACAGTAAATAGTTTAAAATTATTACATATGATAAAAGGAAAGAATAATCCAACGATATTAAATAATATATTAAATAAAAATATTAGAGAATATGAAATATTATATAAAAAGCAGAGTGAGATTAATCCTATGAAGTGGAAGGAATTAGAGGAAAAGTATGGAAAAAAGGATGATAATTACGATAATTATATGGAAGTAAAAGAAAATGAAATGTTTAAATGTGGTAAATGTAAGAGTAAGCGGGTGACATTTTATTTAAGGCAGGTTAGGTCAGCAGATGAACCAATGACATCATTTTTTACGTGTCATAATTGTGGAAAGAATTGGAAACAGAATTAATTTATGAAAATGGAAAGAAGAATATATAAAAGAATAAAAAGAAAACCTAAATAAAGAAAGTTGTTATTATGAGATAAGATTGAATAAATATGAGAAAACCAAGTAGAATCAGAAGATTTATTAAAAATATTATTTAGAATATATAAAAAAGAGTAGGAAATATTTTGATTAAAATCAGATAAAGATTGATTAAAGAATTGTTCTTGCAAATTTGGTTGTTTTTGTAATTCAGAGTTAATAAAAGATTGAATTTGGGATAAATCAGACATTTACTATATTACAATAAAATTGTTTTACTTGAAATATAGGGGTTTATTTGAGATAAAAGATGATTGATTTTAAGAATAATAATATCTAATTGGGAAGAAGTATTTAAATCAGATTGATAAGTAAATTTAAGATTAGAAATACCATTAATACAATTAGATAATTCAGTATAAAGTATTTGAAGAATGGAAAGATGAAGATGAGGTGATTTAAAATGAATAAGTTCATTTATAAATAGATTTGTTTCATTAAGAATAGAATTAATTTCAGAGATTGTATGATTACGAGAATCATTAAATAAAAAGCGAGTAATAAATTGAATAGAAGAATTAGGTTCAATAGAAATAAATCCATTAACGGATTTTTTTATTTTTTCGTTTTTTTGAATTTGAGAAATAATTTTTAAATTAACAAGTATTTTTTCAGGAATCATTATTATTAATAAATTTAAAAATATTTTTGAATATGAATAAAAATGTCAAGACCAACGTGGGATGAATATTTTATGGAGATAACAAATATAGTAAAAAAAAGGTCTAATTGTATTAAAAGAAAAGTAGGATGTATAATTGTAGATGACAATGAAAAGATAATATTATCAACAGGTTATAATGGAAGTCCTAGAAATATGAAGAATTGTATGGAAGGAGGATGTATAAGATGTAATAATAAGGAAATAAAAAGTGGTGAAAAGTTGGATGAATGTATATGTATTCACGCAGAAGAAAATGGAATATTGTATTTAAAGAATAAAACAAAAGAAATGACAATGTATGTATCAAATAGACCGTGTTTAACGTGTTTGACAAAGATTGTGCAAATAGGAATAAAAAGAATTATATATATGGAGGAATATCCATATGATGAAAAGATATATAAAATGTTTGAAAAAAATGTAAAAATAAAAAAAATGAAATTAAAGTAAAAAGTAAATAAAAGAAAAATGAGTGAATTAAAAAGTGAAATATCTAAATTAATTAATGAATTAGAATTTTTAATAAAGAAAAAAACAAGTGGAAAGATTAAAGAGAATGAAAAGAAAAGGATTGATGAATACTTGGAAAATTTACAAAATGAAATAAAAGAGAAAAAAAAACAACAAGAGGAATTAAAAAATCAAAGGGTAAATAAAATAATAAAGAATGAATATGATAAAATATATATATATAATAGTTCGAATAAAGGAAAAAATCAAGAAGAAATAAAAAAACAAAGAGATGACGAAATAAAAAAATATCAAGAAGCAGTTGAATATAAGAATGAATATGATAAAGTAGATAGTAAAGAATATCCAAGTTATATGTTTTTATATGAAAAAATTGAGAAATATTATGGAAAATATACAGATTTGTATGTAAAAGATATATCGAAAGATATGGAAGAAATGAAAAAAAGAAAGATTGAATTTATAAATAAAAAAGATGGAGGAGAATATTTTAGAAAAGTATTAAATTATATTAATAATGATACATATAAAGATATTGATAGTGAAATGGACGAATTGATTAAAGCATTAATAGGAGATGAACTTGAAGAAGAATTAAGAATGTTAATAACAGAATATAATAAAAGTAAGATTAAAACAAAGATTGTAAAAAAAAAATATAACAAGATATGTGAAAAAATGGAAGAGATATATTTAAAAAATGAAATTGATATATACAAGTATTATAATACAAAATATAATATGAATATACAAAGGACAAATAAATATAAATGGACAGAAAGTTTAATAAATAGAAAGATTGACAAGTATGAAAAGGATAAAAAAGAAATTGAACAAGAAAAGAAATATAAAAGAAATTTGGTAATAAATTTAAATAGGGATATGTTGAATTATATAAGGATAAATAAGAATATAAAAATACAAGAGATAAAGAAAAAATGGGAGGAATTAACAGATGAAATAAAGGATGAAAAAATAAAAGAATACATAAACAAACTAGGAATAGATGAAGTAAATGTAGAGGATTTAAAAAAAAGAATGAAAAAGAATGATATAAAATGGAATGTAAAGGAAATGAAGATTGACGAAATAAAGATTATTAAATATTCAGAAAAAGAGAAAAAGTATATTATAGAGGAAGAAAAAACAAGGGAAAAGGAAATAAAAAGATTAACAGATGTGGAGATTGAAAAAATTAATGAAATTATATTAAAATGTATTGTAGGAAATTTAAAAATGGAACAAGAAGAAATATTAGAAATGTGTGTTAGAATAATAAAAAATAAGAAAAGATTAATAAAGGAATATATTAAAATAAATTTAGAGAAAATAAAAGAACTTGTTAAATAAAATATTGATAAATAATTAAATAAATGGGATGTATTTATTTAATTATTAAATTAATAGGAGATGGAAAAATAAATATAGAATATACAAAAAGTTTTATGAGTATGAAGAAAAGAGGCATTGATAATACAATAATGAAAAAATACGAGACTATACAAATAACAAGATTAAATGAAAATCTAGTAAAAAATATTATGAGTAAAAGAGAGATAAAAGAATATAAACAGATGGAAATGATAGTAGGTAATCATAGAATGAGAATAAATGACGATACATATGATGGCGACCAACCATTTGAATATCCAATTGAACATTTAAAAACAAAATACAAAGAATTACAGACGGAAACAAAAAAAGTATTAATGTGTGATGGTGAAATTTATAATTCAGATGAAATAAAAAAACAGGAAGGATTTGATGAAAAGGATATACAAAGTAATAGTGATGTTGAAATAATAATGCCATTGTATAAAAAATATGGAATAATAGAAACAATAAAAAAAATAAGAGGAGAATATAATTTTATATTAATTGATAATTGGAATACATTAAAATATGATGAACTAAATATAACAATATGTAGAGATATATTTGGGAGTAGGTCATTATATTATGTAAAAGATTTACAAAATTTTATGTATATGTTTGTAAGTGAATTAAAAGGAATACCAAAACATATAAAAGAAAATAAAAAAAGATATGAAATAGGAGAATTTCCAAATGGATGTATATGGAATTTTGAAAAAGAAATGCTAACAAATAGAAATATGGTGGAATTTTATAAATATGATGAACTAAAAATACCAGAAATAATATATAAAAGGACTGATGAAGAAACATTAAATAAATTATATGATGAAATGTATAGTAAAATTGAAGAATCAATAAGGGAAAAAATACCAGAGTCGAAAAATATATCAATATTTGTAGATGGAAATATATCAAGTATATTAATATTAGTATTACTATTTAAAATAGATGGAATAAAAATAGATATATATACGCAAGTTGAAAACGAAATGATGATTGAAAAAATAAAAACGATAAATAAGAAAATGAGTAATATAAATATATATATAATAAAAATTGGTGATGAACAAGATAAACAAGATGAAAAAATAAAAGAGATAATAGAAACAGATAAAGAAGAAATAATAAAAAGTTGTATAAAATACAATAATTTATGTAAATACAAGAAAACAATGAATAAAATGAGAATAATAATGTTGGGATATGGATTAAAATTGTATTATAAAAATACAAATGTAGAAGAATGTATAAAAACATTAAATGAAGAAAATAAAATGAAATATTTAAACAAAATTGCTTGTTATTGGGATTGTGAATTTAGATACCCATATATGAATAAAGAAATAATACAATTGATATTAAGTATAGATGGAACGTTAAAAAAAAACATTCAAGTAAAAGAAAAGGAATATACATATTATTTGATAAGAAAGATGATGGAGATAAAAATACCGGAATATAAAGAAATATATTATTTAGTTTAATAATGTAAATTAAAATATAAATAAAATAAAAGGAATGGATACAATAAGTGTAATATTGACAACATTATTTGTAGAGAATAAAAATGATGACAAAATAGAAAAAAGTGAAGAGATAGATTTCAATGAAATAAAAACAGAATCTGATATAATAGAAACAGAAAATGAAAGAAATGAAAATTTAAAGGAATTTTTTAAAGATATAAAAGAGATTAATATATATATAAAAAAAAATAGGAAAAAGGATATAATAAAAATAATAAAAAGTATATTGATAGAGTTTAACAATATAAATATATCATATTTAAATAAGAGGATATATATAAATGATAATGAATTAGAATATAAAAAAGATTTTAAAAAGATAATAATAGAAGAGAATGATAAAATATATTTTGATGAGATTGTAATAAATAAGAATGGGATGGAAGAAAAAAAGAAAACGATTGTAATAAATATATTAAATAACGATATAGATATAGGTAAAATAAACAATGTAAAAAATCCGATAAATATATATGTATATTTATATAAAAAACAAATAGATGAAATGAAAACAAATATAATAAATATAAATGATAAATATTATATTGTAAAAAATAATAAAACAGTTGAATTAAAATTTACATGAGGGAGTGATAGTAAAACCACCATAAACAAGGAAAGTAGCAATCAAAGGAGCATTTTTATCATCAAATTTAACATTGTGAGGGAGACCTACAGCATAAGCAAGTTTCATAAACTTTTCTTGTTCGGATTTATTTGTTAATTGAGAAAGGATTTCACGATATGAAATTTGGACGGCTTTATTAAGTTCGTGTGCATTACCGTTAAATGAAGCTATGATATCATTTAATGTAATATTTAAACAACCTGGATAAATACGATGTAAAGGTTCAATTAAAACTAAATTATCATTAGATTTAACAAAAGATGTTAATGAATCAAACGATTCTAAAAGACCTTTATCCGATAATTTAAAATGAATAGAAACAAAAAGAAGAGTTAAAAGAATAGTTAATTGTAAATCAAATTTAGAAATATAAATAATAGAAAGAATTACAAGAATTTTGAAAATTGAAGAATTAAAAGTTGTTATAATAACGGGATTATCAACCTTAACAAACACAATTGCAAGAATAATTGAAATTTTAACTACAGCCATAGTATATGGATTTTGTAAAAAAGAATGCATATTATACTATTAATTCATAAAAAAAATTTATTTAAAAAAATAATATTAAACAAACAATCAAATATGGAAATAATAAAACAAGAAAAAGACTTGTTTAATGAAATACATAAATTATATGGTGATAATTATTTTATAATTGATTTAAATAAAAAAAAATACTATACTTTAAAATCATTTGGGAAATTTGAAAAGGAAAAATTAAACAGTATTATTCCTCAACAAATACGTAAAAGAAAAATTGTTATTATTATAGATATTGTTAATAAAAAACTTGATATCGTATCGGTTCATCAACCTGTCCAAACCAAATTATTTTTACCTCCTATTATTATGTAGCAAAATTTTAATTTAAAGAAACAATAATAATAAAAATGAAAAGTAAAAATGTCGTTAAGTCAGAATATATGGAAAGAATATAAAAAAGTATATGAAGAATATACAAATATTAAAAAATGGGACAATATTTGTATATTAATACAAATAGGTTCGTTTTATGATATATTAATGGAAGAAAAAGATATAAAAGAATTGGAAAAAATATCAAAACTATTAAATATAGTAATAGGTGGATTAAAGAATAAAAAGAGTGATTTACCATTATTTATAGGATTTCCAAAAATAGCATTAACAAAATATTTACCAGTATTATTAGAAGATGGTTTTACTGTTATTTTAATGGATGAAATAAAAAATCAAACAACAATTACAAGAAAGGTTGTTGAAACCATATCACCAAGTTTAAATAATTTATTTGCAACAAATGATTTTGATGATATGAATTCAGAACAAGAATTAGTAAAAGAAAGTGGATTAATGTATATAGTATTTGATATATATAAATCAAAGAATAAATTATTGGTTATATATGGTTTTGCATATTATAATAGTAGATTAAATAAACTAAATGTATATGAAAATATAAAAGAAATATCAATAGATGAATTTGAAACAGTAATTATAGATGATATTAAAAGAAATCAAATATATAATGTAAATGAATATATTATTGAAGTTTATGATAGAACAAACAAAATAGGTGATTTAAATAAAGAAGAATTTAAAAATATGTTTGACCACGAAATAGAAACAATACATTATATAAAAACAAACGAAAAAATATGGAAGGAAAAGAATAATTTACATTTACAAGAAGAATATTTTAAAAAATTATATAAAACAACACCAATTGGTATTATTGAACATTTAGGTTTAGAAAATGTAGAAATATCAAGATATATATTAATACAAATGTATGATTTTATTCATAATCATAATGAGAAATTATTAATAAATATAGCAAAACCGGAATGTATAACAGATTCAAAAAATATGGTGTTATATATGAATACATTGAAAAAACTAAATATTATTTCTGAAAGGGGAACAAAACAAAAAAGTTTATTTGATATAATAAATAAAACACAGACAAAAATAGGCGAAAGAAGTTTAAAAGAAACTTTATGCAAACCGTTTAATACAAAAAATGAAATAGAACATAGATTAAATTTATCAGATAAATTAAAAACAGAAATATTAAAAAATAAAGAAAAATTACAGGAAATATCAAATATTTTAAACGATATTTGCGAATTAGAAAAATCAAATATAAAAATATTAAATGAAATATTAAAACCAGTTGAATGGGTTAGAATATTTAATACATTTAATAAATTTGTAGAAATAATGGATATTGAAATATTAAATAAAGTATTTAACAAAGAATTAAAAATAGATGAAACAATTACAGAATTAAAAAAAAATATTGATGAATGTAATAAAATATTTGATATAGAAATGATGAATAAATCTAAATATATTAATGAAGATGGAACAATAAATAATTTTATTAAAACAGGTATTAATACAGAATTAGATTTATTAAAAATAGAATCGGATGAAATGTTAAATTCAATAAATAATATAAAAGTAGAATTACAGGAAAAAATTTCAGTAAAGGGTGAATGGTTGAAATTAACAACGATTGATGATAAATATAATTTTACTTGCACAAAAATACGATTTGAAACATTAAATAAAGTATTAAGTAAAGAAAATAAAGAAATATTGATTGATGTAAAAAAAAATACATCACAATGTAGATTTTCTACAAAAAAATTAAATGAAATTTCAGAAACATTAAAACAAAATGATAAAAAAATGATTGAATTGATAAAACTAGAATTTATTAATCAAACAAAATACCTATATTCAAAATATGAAAAAATGAATATAGATTTAATAAAACATATAAAAATTATAGATATTACTATATGCAATGTTTTATTGTATTTTAAGATGAAATATAAAAGACCCATTATTAAAGAAGGAAACGTATCTGAAATTAAAGTTAAAGGTATAAGACATCCAATTATCGAATATATAAATAAAGATTTAGAATATATTACAAATGATATAAATCTTACAAATGAAGAAAGAGGAATAGTATTATATGCATTGAATTCGTGTGGAAAAAGTAGTTTATTACGAGCAGTAGGAATAAATGTTATATTAGCACAAAGTGGAATGTATGTAGCGTGTGAAGAAATGGAAATTGTGCCGTTTGAGAAAATAATAACACAAGTAGATATGAATGATAATTTATGGAAAGGACAAAGTTCATATATAACAGAAATGTTGGGATTAAGAACAATATTAAATGTATCAAATGAAAAAACACTTGTATTATCAGATGAATTAACAAAAGGAACTGAAGTAATATCAGCTACAAGTATTTTTGCGGCAAGTATATTAGAATTATCAAAAAGAAATACGAAATTTATATTTACAACACATTTACAAGATGTTTCAAAAATAGAAATGGTAAAAACAGATGAAAAAATAAAAATAAAACATCTTAGTGTAATTATAGAAAATGGAAAAATTACTTTTGAACGAAAATTAAAAGATGGTTCTACAAATGAATTATATGGTCTTGAAGTAGCAAAAGTTGTAGGTGTAGATGAAAATGTAATGTCAAGTGCATTCCAAATACGAAATGATTTAATGAATAGAAAAAATACAATGATAAATTTACAAAAAAGTAATTATAATAAACAAAAAATATCTGCAATGTGTGAAATATGTAAATATATTCCTGTAAAAGAATCTGATAAAGAATTAGAAACACATCACATAAATTTTCAAAAAGATGCCGATGATTTAAATTTTAATAAACATTTCCATAAAAATTCAAAACATAATTTAGTATCATTATGTAGAAAATGTCATACAAAAGTTCATAATGGAGAATTAACCATAAATGGTTATATAATGACATCTGATGGTATTAAATTAATTTAATTCATTATAATATATAAATATATAATATAATGAAAAATATTTCAAAACTTATGATTATAAATTTTATAATTTTATCATTATCTGGTATAATCTCAAGTATAATATTATATTGTATTTTATATAATTTTGTATATAACAGATATTTAACAATGATAAATGAAGAAAACACAATAATATCAAATACATTTACAGAAATATTACAATTATTTTCACGTTATATTTATGTTGGTGAATTGTTTATGTTTGTATATAATTATAATCAAACTACTTGGAATAATTTTATAGAATTATCTGCACTTGAATATTCACCATATAACGAGTTTTTAAATGAAATGCGCCTACATTATAATATATCAAAAAATGAAAGACAAAATTATGAAAATTATATGAAAAAAGAAATTAATCCAGATTTCGTTATAAAAGTTCCAAATTTTATTAACAATACAAATATTCTAACAACTTCACAAGAAAAAGAGTTTTATTTACCTATTACTTATTTATCTCCAAATACTACACAATCATTAAATCAATTTATAGGTGTTGATATATTACAAGCTAATACATATAATGAGATTTTTAATAATACAATAAATAGTAATAATACAGTTGTATATACATCCCGTTATGTAGTTCTTAGAGATGTATATACATTAGATATTAGTAAAAAAAATGACCGAGGTTATGTAATTGTTACAATAGTCATAGATGATTTACTAAAACTTTTATTCAATAATATCAAACAATTTAATACAAATATTTATTATAAAGTTAAAATATTAGATGACGTTTTTAAGAATTTTAAAAACAATGAAAAAAAAGAATTTATAGAAACGGAAAAAGATATAAATATAAAATTAAAAAATTATGAAATAGATGTAAAATTATTCATATATGAAAATAATTTTACAACAAATTTATTAGAATATATAATAACAGCATTAATAATATACATATTGATACTGGTAATGATATTTAAAATAATCATTGAAAATAAAAGAAAACAAAAAAAGAAAAGAGAGATGCAAATAGCAAATACAATGTTATCGTATATAAATCACGAAATAAGAAATCCATTAAATGTTATTAAAGGATTAACAGAATTGAATTTAGAGGAAATACAAAAAAGTATGATAAATGAAGAAATAATATCAAATATGCATACAATTAAAAATGCGTGTGAAATGCTAGAACATATAGTCAATGATTCATTAGATATTAACAAGATTATACAAAGTAAATTTAAATTAGTAAATGAGAAAATAAAATTACAGTATTTTGTTCAAGATATTAAAAAAATAGTGAATTTAAAAATTAATGAAAAACCACAAATAAAAGTGCAAGTAATAAATGAATTAAAAGATGAATATATATATGGGGATGAAACAAGATTAAAACAGATTATATTTAATTTTGTAGTAAATGCAATAAAATTTACAGAAGGTGGATATATAAAGATTGAAATAAAGGAAGAGGATATGGAAAGAATAAGAATAAGTGTTGAAGATACAGGTAGAGGAATAAAAGAAGAGGACAAGAAAAGGATATTTGAACCATACGAACAGTTGGATATAAAAGATTCATTAAGGCACGGAGGATTAGGATTAGGATTATATTTGTGCAAGTTATTAACGAAATTAATGAATGGGGAGATTGGATTCAAGAGTGAAGAAGAAAAAGGTAGTTGTTTTTATATAGTAATTAATAAAAATAAAACATCATATGATAATAAGAATGAAAATTCAATGGTTTAAGAAAAAGGAATATAAACAAGTATTGGACAAAAGTAAAAGTAATAAAATATTAATAGTTGATGATTCGAATATAAATAGATATGTTATAAAAAAAACTATAGAAAATTTATACGGAGCACAATATATAATAGAAGAAGCTGATAATGGATTAAATGCGATAGAAAAATGTAAAGTAGAAGAATATAGAATTATATTTATAGATATAAAAATGCCAATAATGAATGGAGACATAGCAGTAAAGGAAATTAGAAAATTTAATAATACGTCTTTTATATGTGGTATAACAGGGCAAATAGAAAATTACAAGGAATATTTAAATATTGGTATGAATAAATGTATATCGAAACCAATAGATAAAAAGATATTAAAATTAATAATAGATGATTATGAAAATAACGAGATGCACGAATATAAACTAAGTTGAAAATAATAAATTAAAATAGAATAATAAATTAATGAAACTATGGTTTATATTATTATGTTTAATGTCTATCATAACAAGTATAATATTAAATTTTACTATTAATGATATGTTATTAATAAATTATAAAAATTCTATAAATGAAGAAAATAATAAAATAACGGAAACATTTGGTGAATTGATACAATTATTTACAAGATATGTATATATAGGAGAGTTGTTTATGGTTGTTTATAATTATAATGAAAGTAGTTGGGGTAATTTTATTAATTTTACAGGATTTTCATATTCACCATATAATAAATATTTAAATGAAATGAGATTGCATTATAATATATCAGATAATGAAAGACAAAATTATGAAGAATATATGAAGAATCAGACAAATAATAAAAATTTTAATATAAGTTATATAAAAAATCCAGAAACTGATAGCAGTTTAACAAGATTGTATAAAAAGGATTTTTATTTACCTATTACTTATTTATCTCCAAATACTACTTTATCAATGGTTCCATATATAGGTGAAGATATACATAGTGCAAAATCATATAATAATATTTTTAGGTTATTAAATAACACAATAGATAATAATACAGTTATATATACGTCAAGATATATACAATTTTTAAATGTATATACATTAGATATTAGTAAAAAAAATGACCGAGGTTTTGTATTAGTATCTATAATAGTAGATGATTTATTAAAACTTTTATTCAATAATATCAAACAATTTAATACAAATATTTATTATAAAGTTAAAATATTAGATGACGTTTTTAAAAGTTTTAAACAAAATGAAGAAATAAAAGAATTTATAGAAACTGAAAAAGATATAAATATAAAATTAAAAAATTATGAAATAGATGTAAAATTATTCATATATGAAAATAATTTTACAACAAATTTATTAGAATATATAATAACAGGATTAGTTGTATATATTGATACTGGTAATGATATTTAAAATAATCATTGAAAATAAAAGAAAACAAAAAAAGAAAAGAGAGATGCAAATAGCAAATACAATGTTGTCGTATATAAATCACGAAATAAGAAATCCATTAAATGTGATTAAAGGATTAACAGAATTAAATTTAGAAGAGATAAGGAAATTTAATATTAATGAGGAAATAATATCAAATATGCATACAATTAAAAATGCGTGCGAAATGTTGGCACATATAGTTAATGATTCATTAGATATTAATAAGATTATACAAAGTAAATTTAAATTAGTAAATGAAAGGATAAAAATTCAATATTTTGTTCAAGACATTAAAAAAATAGTGAATTTAAAAATAAGTGAAAAACCACAGATAAAAGTTGAAGTAATAAATGAATTAAAAGATGAATATATATATGGGGACGAAACAAGATTAAAACAGATTGTATTAAATTTTGTAGTGAATGCAATAAAATTTACAGAAGGTGGATATATAAAGATTGAAATAAAGGAAGAGGATATGGAAAGAATAAGAATAAGTGTAGAAGATACAGGTAGAGGAATAAAGGAGGAGGACAAGAAAAGGATATTTGAACCATATGAGCAGTTTGAGATAAAAGATTCATTAAGACACGGAGGATTAGGATTAGGGTTGTATTTGTGTAAGTTATTGACGAAATTAATGAATGGAGAGATTGGATTCAAGAGTGAAGAAGGAAGGGGGGAGTTGTTTTTATATAGTAATTAATAAAAATTACCATTTGTGATTTTTATAAAGTGTAAATAAAGTATTTTGCAAGTCCGATACGAATTTAGAATAATTACAGACATTACCGTGGACGAATGAATCACGAACAGATACTTTAAAATCAGTAAAGTTTTTAGATAATTCGATAGCTTTATCGATATAATGTTGTTTAGAATAAGTAATATAAGATTCAAGATTAGAATTATGTAAGAGAGAACTAGTTACATTTTGAGAATGATAGAACCGGACATTGTCGAATAGTGTTATAATAGGAACACCCATTAAAAGAGATTCACAAGAAGTTGTAGTGCCAGAATAAGGAAAAGTGTCGAGGGCAACATCAATTAAATTATAATCTTGTAAATGTTGAGTAAAAGTATCGGAATAGTCCAAGATTTGAACACGGTCTAAAACGGATTTATCAGAGAAGGAATCTAAAAATTGTTGTTTGATTTTTGGTGTAGTGAATTCTTTTGTTTTAACAACAAGACGAGCATTAGGAATAGATTGAAGAATTTTTTCCCAAGTAGAAACTACAGATTTATTAACTTTATTATACCGGTTAAAACAACCGAATGTAATAAAGTTATTATTAGAAAATGGTTGTGATTCAGTAATAGGGGGTAGATTTTCAATACCAGTAGGAGGTGTATAAGCAAGAAAAGTAGTTGGTAAATAAACAAGTTTTTCAGAATAATATTTTTCTGATTTTTTAGAATCACAAAACTTATCAGTTAAACGATAGTCCATTGAATCAATACCAGAAGTATTTGGATAACCACAATAAGAAATTTGAATAGGGGCAGGTTTTAAAACAAAAGTATCTAGACGATTATCACCAGTATGAGTAGAAAGATCGAATAGCATATCAATATTATGACTAGCAATAAAAGATTTTAATTCAGGAGCAGAATAATTTTTAACAAAGAACCATTTGCAATTTTTATAAGTATCATTCAAATTAACATTTTTCATAGAATAACAATAAACATTAAATTTAGAATAATCAATAAATTTAAGAATACAACTAATGAAATATGAAACTGGATGACAAATAAAATCACCAGAAACAAAACCAATAGTAATTTTTTCATTTGATGATTTAAAAGCCTTGTAATTTTTACAATTAACAATAGATTTTTTAACTTTATACTCTGGTAAAGATTTTTTATAATCAGAAACAACAGTTGGGTAGATTTTATTAATAGATTTGTGTAATTTTGAAATATACATTGGGTCTTCTATTAAATGTGAAATATAATTCAAATCTAATAATTTATTTTGATATGCAAGTGATAAACGTGGTTTATATTTGAGTGCTTGATTATAACTTTCAATAGCATCAGTGAAATTACATTCATAACATAACACAAGACCACGATTCATATACATTGAAGCAATCAGCATATCTTTATCAGTTGAAATTGTTGCGTTTTTATAATTTTCAATACCTTTGTTGTAATGGAACATTGCTTTTTCAGTATTTCGAATTTCAGTATAAGCAACACCAATTTGATTATTGATATCTGGGTCATTTGGATTAATGTCGTATGCTTTATAATAATAATAAAGGGCAGTTTCCCTGTCTTGAATATGGAAATAGATACAGCCGATACCATTCAAACATTTAATAGTAAATTCATCGAGAATTTTAGTATCTGTGTTGTTTTGTAATTTGGCAATAGTTTTTTCCTTTTCAACAATTGCAAGAGAAAGTTTATAATGATATAAACTTTTTTCAAGTTCATTTTCGTGATTAAACATATAACCTAAATTATAATGAATTTGATAATCATATGGATCGACTGTAAGGATTTGTTGAATTAAATTTAGATTTTCTTTGAAATTTTCATTAAATGTTGTTAAAAATAAAATTACAATTTTATATAATTCTTTGGCTTGTGGATTTAATGGGTCTAATGCTAATGCTTTACGTAAATGTGCAACTGATACATATAAAATATTTTTTTCATTATCTAAAAGTTTCTTTTTATTGTTATTAATACCAACTGACCGGATTAATAATTCACTTGAAACCATATAAATAAATAATACATCGTTTTTATTACGATGAATTAAAAATTGGTTTTGGTCATCCAAGAATTTAATACATTCTTGTGTAAGTTTAATACACTCATTGTATTTTTCGTGATTAACAACTTGTGTTAATTTTAATTCATTTTGTGCTTCATTATATAATTTTTCTAATTCTTGTTTTTTATCTAATACTTGAGAAATTGTTGTAATAGTCATTTAATATTAAAAAAATGAATTATTTAAATTATTTTATTTAAACACGATAGTAAAAAATATAGAAAATGGATGTAAATAAACAAGTAAAAAAATTACAGGCGAAAAAACAACCAGTTCAAAAAAGTAAAGAATGGTATTTATTACGTAATACCTGTATTACAGCAAGTGAAGCAGCAAGTTGTTTAGCATTATCCGAAGAAAATTGTAAAATATATTTAGAAGAATATCCAAATGTTAAAATAAAATTCAATGAAATGAAAACAAAAAGTCCATTTGATACATTAGAATCATATATTATAAATAAATGTGATAGTTATTTTGAAATCGGTAAAGGATTTCAATCAAATAAATATACAGAATGGGGTAATAAATATGAAGAAATAGCTGTAATATTATATACAAAAGAAAAATCTAAAAACGTATATGAATTTGGATTTTTACAACATTCTCGTTTAAAATGGTTAGGGGCTTCACCAGATGGTATTACAGGAGATGGTATTATGCTTGAAATAAAATGTCCTTTTAGTCGTAAATTATACGACTATCCTCCAATTTATTATTGGGTTCAATGTCAAATACAAATGGAAGTGTGTAATTTAAATAAATGTGATTTTCTTGAATGTAATATTTCGGAAATAACATTTGATGAATTTTTAAACGTAGAAACAAAATATTTTGGTATAATTATTAAAAAAGATGAAAAATATATATATCCACCAAAAGAATGTAATACAATTCAAGAATATATAAATTGGAGTTTGAATTTTACAGATTGTGAAAAAAGTTATTTCAAAGTAAATCAATATCAAATCATAGAAATTCATAGGAAAAAAGAATGGTTTAATTTAATCAAACCAAAATTAAAAAAAGTTCATTCTAAATTATTAACTTTTTTTAATAATAAACAAGAGTTTTTAGATTATAAAGAATCTTGTGAAAAAATAAATAATCAAAAATACTTGGATAAAATTACAAATACTCAATGTTTGATTGATGAGGTTTCTTCTTTTGAAATGGTAATTGATTAATCTGTTTTTTTTATTTCATATTAAATATTAAAATGTCTTTAAATGAAAATAATAGTATATATCAAATTTTAAAAGATTCAATAAATGATGAAAATATAACTAATAAAATTTTAACAGAAAATGATGAAAATACAATTAATAAAATTTTAACAGAAAATGATGAAAATATAACTAATAAAATTTTAACAGAAAATGATGAAAACACAATTAATAAAATTTTAACAGAAAATGATGAAATAAATTTAGAAAATGCAATAGGGGATGAATACAAGATAATGAATAACATAAATATCAATATAATGAATGAATTCAATAAAAAAGAGTGGTATGAAATAGAGGAAGAAGATATAAATAATATAAATAAGATAATAGAGGGAATCAAAGAAAAGACAAAAAATATGGTAATTAATAAAAGAAATATATTAATAGATGAAATAAAAAAAAACTGTGATATAGAAAAAAGGACAAATAAAATAAAAGAAGGAATAAAGATTGGATTTATAAAATGTTTGATAAATCAATTAATAATACAAAATAAGGAACAGGTATATAGATACAATGAAGAAAATAATAAGAATATAGAGGAAATAGAAATGGAAAAAATAAAAAAACAAAAAATAATAAAAACGATGATAAAACACAAAGAAAAGATTGAAAAAATAATGAATATGGAAAATGTAGAAAAGGAGTTAGATATAATAGAAGGAGATGTAAATAAAAAAGAAATGATAAAAAAGTATATATATATAGTAGAGATAATAAAGATATTACTATATGTGATACAAAATTATATTAATATAAATACAGATAAAAGAATAAATAAAGTATTGGAAGAAAAAGTTGAAAAGATAAACAAATTTATAAAGATAGGACAGATAGAAAAAATAAATAAAGATAAAGAAATATATAATATAATAAGAAATGAAGACAATGAAATAAAGGGATTAGTAGAGGAGATAAGGAATATAATAATATTATATGAAACGATAGTAAAAAATGAAATAAAAGAAACATATAATGATTTAGAATACATAGAAGAGATGATAAAAGATGAAATAGATTATTATATTTATTTTAAAAAGAATTGTTATAATGATTATGTGAAAAAATTCAATGATAAGATAAAAGGAAATGATACAAGACATATATATTATGATACGAATGAAGAAACAAAAAACAAGACAGAAAAAAAGATAAAGAATGATATAAAAGAAAGGATTGAGAAAAATATAAAGAATAAGATAGATATGATTATATTAATAGATAAAACTACAAGGGATATGATATATGGAAATAAGAATGAAAAGGGGATAATAACAGAAATAAATAATATAGAAAAGATAGAATTAAAAGAGATAAGGAATATAAATACGAATGAAAGAATAGAAAATATAAAAGTAGAAAAAGTGGATGATATATATATAGTAGAAAAAAGTATAATTAAAGATATATTAAAACAAAATATTGAAATAATGGAGGAATATATAATTAATGGAGAGGTTGAGATAAAAATGATAACGTGTGATAATATAAAAGAGACACAGGAAAGAATGATTAAAGAAAAAAAAGAAAAGAATATAATAATAAAAAAGAATGAAAACATAAATTTAATAAATATAATAAGAGAGGAATGGGATAAAAGATGGATATATGTAAAGAATGTGGATAATACAAATTTGGATAAAGTTATGAAGAATATTCAATAATAAATTTACCTTGGTGAATAGTAAGGATATTATAATTAACAGCATAAACAAAAAGAAGAGATTTAGGATTATTAGGAGATAATTTAAGAGAAAGAATAGAATCAGAAAAACGTGAAAAGTTTATAGACCCAGAAGGATATTCAGATTGAGGATTAATGGAAAAGGGGATAGTATAAATAAAACGTTGGGGAACATTAGAAAAAAAAGTAAAAGGAAATGCCAGACGAAAATAAGATTCAGGAAGGAAATGGAAACGTTTTATACCATCAAAAGAAAGAGATATTTCGGAAATAATATTTGAATTATTGTCTTGACGAGAGTAATTAAAATAATTATTAGAATCAAAATTTGAAATATCAACACAGGCGAAAAGTAAATGAGAAACAGGATGATTAAAAACAAGGGGAGAAGAATGAATACTAGAATTAGCAGGAATAATATCCATATTATTAAATTGTGATTGTTTGATAATGTATTTGTGTTCCATTTGTTGCATTTTGACAGAGATAGAATCATCAATAAAAATATATTGAGCAATTAATTCACAGTTTGTAATAGATTTACTAGAAGGTAAAGAACCATCATAATTAATAACATTATTAAAAGATTTTAATTTAAAAGAGATATTAATATTTTGATTAAACATTGAAAGTAAAGGAAGAGCAAGATGTGTTGATTTACAGAACCAAAAATCAAGAGGAATCATTAAATCAACAGGATTTAAAGCATTATATTTAGAAGCAATATATAAATCAGATTTTAATATTAGATTATGGTAATTAACAGTATCAGAAAAAAGTTCATATAACATATCGGATAATTGTGGGAATAATTCTTCGACAACAACACCATCAACTTCAAATTTAATAGAGCCATCAAAAATACCAAACCCAATTGAATCAATCCAAGAAAGATATGTTCCGGAATTTGGTGTTAAAGGTGGTAATTGAATATGTAAAAATAATTTGTATAAGAAATGTCCGTTTTTTGGAATATTGAAATTACAAGACTTGTTAAAATCAACTTGGTCATTGCTTTGTAATTTAACAACATCCATCGCAAAATTTACATATTTTGAATAACTATAAGAAAAATAATTTAAAGAAGGATTAGAAGTAAGAAAAATATCTTGATGACCCAAAGTTTGTAATTGAAATAAAGAAGGAGGCATTAAATTAGATAAATAAAAATGATTTATAAAAAATACACAAAAGAATTAACAAAATGTTTAATAAATACATTTCACAATTTAAAATTGATGATGCGAAAAAAGCATCACACTTGTCATTAAAAGGAGGAAAATATAAAATAGATGATTATAATGAATTTTTTAAACATTATTTGAAAAATTATAAAAATGAAAAATTATATATTGTGGAAAAAGTAAATAAAGAAAATTTTAGATTATTTTATGATTTAGATTCTAAAATAATTAATATATCAGATGACATTGTCGAAACATTTTTAATAAATGTAAAAACAATCCTAAGTAAAGAACTTGATAATTATAATTTTGATAATAAAGTTCATAAATCTGAAACAAGATATCATATTATTTTCAAAAACATTATTGTAAATAACACAACAGCTTTATATTTAAATAGTGAATTATGTAAATTAAATGAAATATATAAGGATATTATTGATAATTCAGTTTATAATACTGGTTTAAGGTTAATTGGTTCTTATAAAATAGATAAACCATCTATATATAGATTATATGATTTAGAAACACATCAATACAAGGAAATAAAAAATATTCAGGAATTAAAAGATTCATCAATTAATAATTTAGAAAAATTAAATCAAACATTAAATAAACAAATAGTAAAGACGGAATTAAAAAAAAATGAAATTTATAATTTTCCATTTTGTGATAAAGCAGGTATTAAAAAGGTTGAATTAAATACAGATAATATTGTTTCTATTGAAAAACAAGGAGATATTTCTTTTATATTATTAAAAGAACGTCATTGTCCATTTTATAATAGGGAACATAAAAGAAAACAATCATATTTGTATTTGATATACAATACAAAACGAGATACGTGTAAATTAAGTTGTTATAATTCAGAGTGTAAAGGAAAAAGTATTAAAATAAAAACAAAAATGGATGAAATTGTAGAAAGTAAAAAAGAATTAATTAAATCATCATTATACGGTGGGCATTATTCAGTTGCCAAGTTAATTTCTGAAATTTATCCATCAAAATATCGTGTAGATAATCTAAAAAACAAAACTTGGTATGAATTCAATGGAACAAGATGGGTAGAACAATCTTGTGGATTGCACGTAATGTTATCTGAAGAAATGCCAAAATATTACTTTAAATATATTGATTTGATTGAAAATATGGATGATAAAACAGATGAAGAAATAGAAGAAGAAAAGAAAAATGTATATAATATAATTAAAAAATTAGAAACAACACCATATAAAAAGAATATTTTAGAAGAATTGGCAAATATTTATTATCATAAAGATTCACAATTTTATAAAAAATTAGATTCAAATCCCTTATTAATCGGGTTTGAAAATGGTGTTTATGATTTATCATTATTCAAATTTCGTCAAGGTTTATTTAATGATTATATAACTTTTAGCACTGGTTATGATTATATCGAAACAAAAAACAATGACGAACGTGAAAAAATTATGGAATTTTTAAGTAAAATTATTACAGATAATGATATTAAAGAATATTTATTAACAATTCTAGGTAAATCATTAAGTGGATTATTGGATGATAAATTTTTTGTATGGACAGGAATTACTGGTGCGAATGGTAAATCTACTTTGATTAATTTCTTAGAAATGGCTTTAGGTGATTATTCTACATCAATTGATATTAGTTTATTAACACAAAAAAGAACAGCTTCATCTAATGCTACACCAGATTTAATTCGATTACGTGGAAAACGTTTATTTTCATTACAAGAACCTGAATATAATGATGTTATTCGAACAGGATTATTAAAACAATTAACAGGTGGTGATAATATTATTGCACGTGAATTATTTAAATCACCTGTATCATTTAAATTACAAGGAACAATGTTATTATGTTGTAATGATTTACCTACAATTGCTTCAACTGATGGTGGAACTTGGCGTCGTTTAAGAGTTATAGAATTTAATAGTCGTTTTTGTGATAATCCTCAAAAAGTAAATGAATTTAAAATTATTCCAAATGTAAAAGATATGTTGGAAAAATGGAAATCTACTTTTATGTTGATTTTAATAGACTATTATAAAAAATACGCTATTGATATGAATTATGTCATTAATGAACCATTAGAAGTTATTACATCAACCAATAAATATAAACACGATAACGATAAATTTAGTGATTTTATTGAAGAATGTATTGAAGAATCAAAAGAATTTACATCAAATAAAGATATTTATATTAAATTTAGAATGTGGTGGGAAACTAATTATCCATCTTGTAAATTACCAGAAATCAAAGAATTAAAAAGAACGCTTGTTTCAAATTTTGGTCGTGAAAAAATTAACAAGTATGGAAATTTAAAGGTTAATGGTTTTAATGTTTGTTTTAAATCTGATAATGAATATCTTGATAATGACGATGATGATGAATATTGAAAATTATTTTATTTATCAAATTAAAAGAATTAATGGATTTTGATTTCAAAAAACGTTTAGAATTTGATTATAAAAATCATCCAGACTTTATTTATTTGCATCAATTACCATTGTCTAAAATTAAATTAAAACAAAAAAAAAATTCTTTGGTAAAAATTTTTAGTAAATTATTTAAACTCCAAAATGAAAAATTATTACCTTCTCAAATTAAACAAAATGTTTTAGATTATTGTAAAAATATGAATTATAATACAAAAAATGAATTTCTAAACTTGTTTAAAACAAATTTTAATCATCCTCAATTTAAATTTAATGTTTTTCTTTTAGATATTCTTTTGAAAATTTATAAATTCAATTGTATAGTCTTTTCTAATAATTCTATTAACGTAATAAAAATAAATGATAATAATAGTATTCCATTTATTTTATTATTTTATTCCAAAAATGATAATCAATACTATTTGACTTCATTTAATAAAAATTATATGTTTTCCTCTTTATACAATGAATTATCTTTACTTGATGATTCTAATCTGTTTATCGAATATCATTTTAAAAATTTTATCGATAATTATTATAGTAAAACTTTACTCGATTATCATATTTTTATAAATACTGTTTTAATTTATTTACAAAATCAAGTTATTCCTTCTACTATTCATATGTCTAAAAAAGATTTACTTTTACGATTTGTAGAATGTTTTTATAATAATTATCCAAGTATTTCTATTGAAAGTTATAAAATTAATTCAATAGAAAAGTCTATTGAGAATTCTATTCAAAATTCAATAGAAAAGTCTATTCGAAATTCAATAGATAATTCTATTCAAAATTCAATAGATAATTCTATTCAAAATTCGATAGATAATTCAATAGATAATTCAATAGAAAAGTCTATTGAAAAGATAAATGAAAATTCATTTGAAAAGTTAATTAATAATTCAAATAATAGTGTAGTTAATAAAGAAAAAGAATTTAAAGATAATAAACATAGAATAGTTAATGATGATTCGATAGGAATATTTAAATTAGAAACAAGTGAAGATGGTATATAATATAGTATTGTCGTGTGGTCATTTAATAGAACTGTATAATGGAGAAATATATATGGATTGTATAATATGTAATAAAAGAATAAGTGTAGAAGATAAAATAATAATTAATATAAAAAAAATAACAATATTGAAAACAGAACAAGAAATAAATTATGAAAAAATAAAATTACAAGAAGAATCATTAGAATTAATAGAAAAACGTTTAAGAGAATTAAACAAAATTATGAACGAATATAAACTTATTAATGAAAATATTTTTTTAACACATAATAATATAAAAGATGATTAAAAACTTATTAGTTGTATTAGTAATAGTAATAATAGCATCTATAATATACGGAGTAGTAACTGGTATGAAAGAAAACTATACGGATTTAAGTAAAGATTACAAAGTAGAAAATCCAAAAGATTACAACATACAAAGTATAGCTTGTTCTGAAAATGCAATAAATGAAGCAATAACAAATTATACATTTACAGGTGTTCCGTCAATACGTTAAAAATAATAATTTAAAAAAATAATATAATATTAATAAAATGGATTATTATATTAATATTATAGGGCATGGATATGTAGGTGGAGCAATGAGTTATGTATGTGATAAAAACAATATTAGATATAATATATGTGATATGAAATATGATACAGAAAAGTATTTTTATAATAATGTTGATGATTTATTAAAAAAAACAACAACAGATAAAAATTTTTATTTTATATGTGTTCCAACACCAAGTAAAGAAAATGGAGAATGTAATGTAGATATAGTAGAACAAGTAATTTATACAATAAATAAAAATATAAAAGAGGATGATAAAAAACATTATATAATAATTAAATCAACAGTTGAACCAAAAACGTGTAATAAAATAAATAAACAAATTACAAAAACAAATCTTAAATTAATATTTTGTCCAGAATTTTTAAGAGAAAAAACGTATTTAGAGGATATATATAATACAGATACAATATTATTAGGATTTTCAGAAGATGATTTAAATAATGATGTTGTAAAAAATGATATAAAAGAATTATTTAAAGAAATGTTTAAACACAAAGAAATAAAGTTTGAATTAAAAAAATATGAAGAGTGTGAATTATTTAAATATATGTTGAATGTATTTTTAGCAGTTAAAGTATGGTATTTCAATGAAATATATAAAGTATGTGGAAAATTAAATATTAATTATGATTCATTTACAGAATTATACAAGTATGATTCAAGAATTGGAGAGTCGCATACACAGGTGCCAGGGCACGATGGTTTATTTGGATTTGGTGGAAAATGCTTACCAAAAGAAATAAAAGGGATGCATTATTTGTTTAATAAATTGAATTTAAAAAATGAAATATTTGAAAAAATAATTGAAAGAAATGAAGAAATGCGTTTTAAAAAATTTTAATATTTTATAATACTAAATGAAGAAATATATTTTTTTAGTATTTTTATGTAATTTTATTTATACAACATTTGCACACGGATTTTTAGCAGGATTAGTTGATTGTGATACAAAAGAGTTTAAATATTTTGTAAGAAATTATCGCGCAATATCATTTAATATAGATTCATTAAGAAATCCTACACAATTAAATACGTGTAGAAATACACAAATAGAAACACCTTTTAAAATAATAAAAAATTCTAATATATGTGTGGCATTGGCAATATCAAATGGTGCAGAGCACATAGGTGGGTGCAAACTTTATATGAACGACAAACTTATAGATACAAAAGATTCTTGTTTATCACAATTAACAAAAGGTGGTTGTGGAAATTCAAATATACCACAATTAGTAACAAATGATATGTGTTTATTCTATTATAATTATATTCCAGATGTAGAATTAGAAAGTGGTATATTAAAATGGTCTTGGACAGCAACACATCTCGGGGTAAATAATCCAGAATTCTATGAAAATTGTCTTGATATTACAAATGATAATATATCTACACAAACAACATCAAATACTTTATTACCAACAACTACAACATCAAATACAGTATTACCAACAACAACAAATACGATAATACCAAGACCTACAAATAGAAATATTATGATAACAGTAGGTAGAAAAAGATATAAATGTTTTTTAGAATAATAAAAATGAAAAATTATAATATGTTTAATTAAATTAAAATGGAAAAACAAAATAATAAATTAGCATTATTAAAATGGGTTGGTGGAAAAAGTAAATTGATTCCATCAATGAATAATATGTTTCCAAAAAATATAAACAATTATTACGAATTATTTGTAGGTGGTGGGTCAATATTGTTATATGTTCTTGAAAATATTAGGAATAACAATATTAAGATAACTGGTAATATTTACGCATATGATATTAATAAAAATTTAATAAATTTTTACAAACAAATTCAATCAAATTGTGAAGAGTTTTATATATCAGTTAAAAAATTAATTGACGAATACAATAAATGTAAAAATAATGTTATAAATAGGAATCCAAATTCAATAGACGAAGCTTTGGAAAACAAAGAAAATTATTATTATTGGATTAGAAAACAATATAACAATACAAGTTATGATACATTAGAAAACGCTGCTTATTTTATTTTTTTAAACAAAACTTGTTTTAGAGGATTATATCGTGAAGGGAAAAATGGTTTCAATGTTCCATATGGGAATTATAAAAATCCAAGTATATTAAAATATGATGATTTAATATATGTTTCTAATTTGATAAAATGTGTTGTATTCAAAGATTTAGATTTCAAAGAATCTTTAAAAGAAATAAATGGAAATGATTGTTTTGTATTTTTAGACCCACCTTATATAAAGGATAATGTTAAAACGTTTGTATCATATAATAACAATGGTTTTGGGAAAAAAGAAACCAAGTATTTAATTGAAACGATAAAGAACAAACAATGTAATTTTACATTATGTAATTATGAAAATGAAATAATAAAAAATGAATTTAAAAATAATTCATATAAAAAACAAACTATACAATGTTGTAGATATATTAATTCAAAAGACCCGTCAAAAAAAGAAACAGAGATTTTTATTACAAATATAAATTAATGAATAGAGTTTATTATACAAAAATGAAAGAAGTTGTTATTAATTATAAACAAAATGAAATATGTAAAATTCCACTAGTAATTTTACAACAATATAAAGAAAAATTGTGTTTTAATAAACAATATTTTAGTAATATTAAGAATATAAAATGTATTTCAACTAATACTGATAAAATGAAAAATATTAATGGTTATAATTTTGAAGCAAAGACTGATTTATTTAAATTGTTTTCAGTAATCAATTTAAATAATATTTATTTATTGAACCAATATAAATTTAATAATCTATGTAAAACGAATAACATTAAATGCAAAAAATCACCTGATGAAATTATTTTATCAGATACAACTATATATTTTATTGAAAAAAAATTTCAAAAAGTTTCTGGCTCTGTTTATGAAAAATTATATTTAACAAATTTTTATTATTCCTATTTTGCATCAAAATTTAATAATGTAAAATATATATTGGTATTGAATCAGTTTTTATATTCACAATTATTAAAACAATCAGAATTAAATCAATATTTTAAAATGAATTTAAATTCTAATATAACAATTTTTAATGGAGATGATAAAAATTATTTTACATACGTATTAGAATATATTACAACAAATCTTTAATAACATTTGTAAAATTTTTAACAAATAAATCACTATCACATACTTTACCATTCAAAAAAGTATTTCGTGTTTTATTTTTTAAATTTTTCCAATAAAAATCTTTGGAATTAAACAATGAATTAATAAAATCTGATATTTCTTGAATATCAGTAAAAACATATTCTTTTAAATTTGAATTAAAAAGTAAAGAAGTAGAAACATTATGAGAATGTAATGGAATTGGATTTGAATCTTTTAAAGTAATAACTGGAACACCCATTAATAAGGATTCACAAGTTGTAGTTGTGCCACAATAAGGAAATGTATCTAAAGACAAATCTAATTTATTATATTGTAATAAATGTGCATTATGTGAAAAATCACAATCTAAAATAGTTATATTTTCAGTTTTAATAAATTTATTTAAAAATGATTGTTTTATATTTTCATTTAATAAAGCTTTTGTTTTAAAAATAAATTTAACAGGACATTTTTCTAAAATTAAATTACATAAATCGATATATTTATCAGAAATTTTATTAAGACGATTAAAACAACCAATAGTTATAAAATTCTTATTTTGTAAAAACGGTTGTTTATGTAATTTTTCTAACTTATTTAAATCAAATTGTTCATAAGGTGTTGGTGTATAATTTAAGAAACAATTGTCCATAAAAAGTAATTTTTCAGAATGAAAAGTTTCTGACAATTCATTATCACAATATTTATCAGTAATTCTATAATCTATTGTTTTTAATCCTGTTGTGTTTGCATAACCACAATAACTTATTTGTATAGGAGCAGGTTTTGCATAAAATATATCTAACCTGTTGTTTGCTGTATGTCCAGATAAATCAATTAATATATCAATATTATCTTTTATAATTAAATTACACGCTTCAATTGTAGAATTATTAAAAATAAATTTTAAATTAGGTAATGTGTATTTAACTGTATCTATTAATGTTTGTGAATAACAAAAAACATTATAGTTAGTTTTATTTAATAATGTTATTAAATTACTAATAAAATAGGATACAGGATGTTCTACAAAATCACCAGATACAAAACCTATATTTAACGTTTTATTAAGCTGTTTTGATTTATTAATAGAATAATTCAATGTATTTTTATAAAATGAATTTGTTAATAAATGTTGTTTGTAAATATAATCAAGTGGATTATTTAAATCATAATATAAATAATTAAGATTCATTAATTTATTTTGGAAAGAATAAATTAAATTATAATTTTCCAAAGATTCATTGTATGTTTCGATTGCTTTTAAATTTTCACCATTATAAGAATACATATGACCTAAATTTAATAATATTTCAGATTTCAACTTTTTTTTATTATTTGATATAATACTATTTTCAAACATTTTATAAGCTTTTTCAAAACATTGTTTAGATAAATCTGTGCGGCGCATTTCTGTAAAAATTGTCCCTAAATTATTTAATAAATCTGGGTCATCATTTATATGTTCAAGTCCTAAACATATATAATAAACAGCTTCATTCCAACATTTCAATGACCTATATAAACAAGCAATATTATTTATACTATTTACTAATATATTATTAATCAATGTTTTATCTTTATCTTGATTAAATATTGTAGTTGTTATATAAATACTTTTTTTATAATGTATCAACGATTCTTGATATAAATTTAATTTAGAATATAAAAACCCCAAATTATAATGTATTAAATATGAGTTTTTAGGTTGTAAATATACCAATGCTTCGTTTAATAATTTTATTGATATTTTAATATCATTAACTGAATCGCATAATAAAGAATACAATGAAACAATTTCCATTTGAATTATATCATTACATAATGTTATATGTAGTGTTGTTTTCAATAAAAACAAAGCATCTTGTAAATATTGTATTTTTAATTCTTTATTTTCTTCTATTAAACTTAATTGTTTATATATAATAGATGTATTTAAATATATATTCAATATACTAGTTAAATTTTTATTTTTTTCATAATTTCTAAAAGGTTCTTTATAACATAATAAATAGGTATCTATTGATTCAATTTCATTTGGAATACTTTGATATTTTGTTAAATTTATAGATTTTATTATTTTATCATATTCATTAATAACACTAATATAAATTTCTTTATTGTTTTTTCCATTTAAATTTTGTAAATTCTTATTTATGTTGTAAATTTTATTATTAAAATCCATTTTAATAATAAATTATTATTTTTTAAATTATATTTATAATAATGATTTGTATTTTTTATCTAATGATTCTGATGTTGTTGTATCAATATCACTGTCTAATATTGTTTTTTTATCAGACTTTTTTTTATTTAATTTAATGTTTTCTATTTGTGGGTAATAAAAATCAGCTCTTTCAGATGGGTTTATTTTATATTTGTTTCTTGATATATGTTTATCATAAGCTTCTTTTTCACGATGTGATGGAATGCGTCGTTTTACTTTTTTTATATCGGAATTTGATGTATAACTAGAGTCTGATTCACTATAAGTTGAATCTAGTAATGTTTTATCTGTATCTGTATCTGTATCTGTATCTGTATCTACAGTTCTTCTGTTATTTATTTTTTTAGTAATTTGAATAATATCCATTGAAGATTTTTCTTGTTTTGTAGGTGGAAATATTTCAGTGTGTATTAAAGGTGCATTTTCATCGTCGCTTGTATCCAAATCAGCTTGACTAGCTTGATATTCATCATCACTAGTTTCACTATTATAGCCATCAGAATCGTCTATTGTTTTATCATAATCACTAGGTGAAGGTGGTAATTTATTAAAGGATAATAATAACGATTCATCTTGATTAATAGGTGAGTGTTTTGGTCTAGTATCATTATATTTAGAAACATTTGTTTTAATTTGTAAATTAGGTATATTTCGATCAGTTGAAATAGCAGTAGATTCACTCTTATTTGAAACAGAAACTGTAAAATTTTTATTTAACGTGTTTTGTATTTTGTCATTTTCTTTAAAATTGTTTTTATCATTATTAAAAATACGTTCTATGAATGATTTTGTTTTTAAACTTTTTTTACCAAATAAAGGTAAATCATATTTTTCTAAATATGATGATAATACTTTATGTGTTTTTATAAAATCTGTCATATCATATTTAAAAGTATCATACTTGTATAAATAAATATTAAATTTAGAAATTTTTTTCTTACTATTTATGAAATTTATAAATTCTAATGTGTAATCTGAAAGTTTAAAATACTCTATTGTTGGTTCTAAATATTGATTTTGATAAAATGTAATATATTCTACTATTTTATTATATGTAATTTTTTTTAAATTGTTATTTTTTGAACTATCATTTGAAGTAGAAGTATTATTTGTATTATCAGGTGTAATATCTATAAACATATTATTATTAATTAAATCTAAAATTGAAGAATTATTATTAATATATGCTGAAATATATGGTTGTATATCATAATCTGCTAAAGAATAAAAATCAACAGAAGAATCTATATTGTTTTGTATATATTTCATTATATCTAATGTGTTTTTTGTTAAATCAATATCAATATCAATCAAATAAGTATCTTTGTATTTTTGAATATATTGTTTATACGTATTATATAATGGATGATTTAAATCTATTATTTGTTGATTGGAAGGAGTTTTTGTATTTTTTTCATATGTTTCTGTAGTATCACTTGAAGCATCATCTATATCACTTGAAGCATCATCGTATATATCACTTGAAGCATCATCGTATATATCACTTGAAGCATCATCGTATATATCACTTGAAGCATCTTCGTATGTATCACTTGAAGCATCTTCGTATGTATCACTATCACTAACACTATCACTAACACTATCACTAACACTTGAACTAGAAGAATCACTTTTAGATATAGAACTATTTTTTAAGTTTAATCTTTCTATATAAAAATTTAATAAGTCAATAACATCTTTATCTGAAACATTACCATTAAAAAAAGATTTCTTTTTATTATTTAATAGATTTTTTATTTTAAGAATATCATCATCATATATTTTGTTTATTGATAAATATTGTTTAATAATATTATCAACATCCTTGATATAAATTAATGCATAACTTTTATCTTTAGAATCAAGAAACAATTGTAATTTATTTAATGCTTTTGTTATTAATTCAGATTCGCTTAAATTTGCATATTTTCTTTGTGATACATAATTATTTTTAGAAGATTTTGATGTATTACTTATAACGTATTTATCTTTATCAGAACTATTAGAAGCTTGTGTTAAAACTGATTGTTGAGTTGGGATTATTTGATTTTCTTCATGTGTTTCTGAAGTGCTAGAATCATCAGATATAGAAGTATTAATTTTTGGTTGTATAATAGAAGGAGATGGTGGTAAAGGAATAGAAGCAGCAGATTCTTGTGAAATATCTGTAGATGTAGTATCTAGAGGAGATGGTGGTAAAGGAATAGAAGCAGCAGATTCTTGTGAAATATCTGTAGATGTAGTAGTAGTAATATTAGTTTGTGTATTAGTATTATCATTATTATTAGGAGGTTGTGGAGATGAAGTATTAGTATTAATAGATTGGTTAGAAGCAAGAGTAGAATTATCAGTCATAACAGGAACAGTAAGTAAATCATCAACTTTTTCAAAAAAGGATGTAGGTTTTACAGGAACGGAGTTAGTAAAAGAATATTTAAAATCTGGGGATAATTTTTGAATATCAACAATAGTATTAATGTATTTAGAAGGAAGTAAAAGAGAGCGATGAAGATTAACAAAAACAGCCCAAGACATTATAATATCTTCGGAAGTAAGATGATTAGAGGCGGATTTGATAGAAAAGAATTTAAGAACATATTTGAGATAGAGTTTAAAAATATATTGAGATGAATTAAAAAGATAAAGACGATAAGATTCATTAGAAAAGAAAACTTTAACATTAGTAGGAGAAGGTAGTTGGTTAAGAACAGATTCCATAATAGATTCAAAAACATCAAAATCAATAATAGAACATTTAGAAAGATGATTATTAAGAGTATGTTTTACAGATTTATAATAGATAGAACAGGGTTGGTGATTAGAGAAATTTTTATTAGAATGAACTAATTTTTTGACAGTAGATTTTAAAGAGGAAAGATTTTTAGAATGGTAAAGTAAAGAGATGACAGTTTGTAAATAGATAACAGATAAAAGATTAAAATGCGAACTAGGGACATTTTGAATATCTATTTCAAATAAGAAATCTTGAATAATGGAATTATTTAAAAAGGACATTATTATTAATATATTATAATATAAAAAAAATAATAAAAAAATTTATTTTAGTTTATTAATGAATAGTTTAACAACATCTAAACCGATGACAAAACCATTAAAAGGAGGGATGCAATCAGTGAGTGTAGGAGTATTTGATACATTATCGATAAATTCATTAAAATTAGAGACAATAGATATAGCAGGAATAATAGAGGATAGTATATTGACAAATGTGACAATAAAAGATTCAGAGATAATAAATACAGTAATAGGAATAGCGGGGCCGAATGTAGGATATTTTACAGAGATACAAACAAACAATGATGTAACAATGTTGGGTAATAATTTAGGAGAAAGTGTATTATGGGATGCATCAACCGGAATATTTACAATAAATGGAGAGTTGGATGTAAATGGATGTGCTCAGTTAGGAAATATAAGGATATGTAATAATGATATAAGATCGACAAATTTAAATGGAGAGATAAATATATTACCAAATGGATTAGGAAATTTAAATATAAGAGCACCAGTTGATATACAAAGTTCAAATGGTTCATTTTTAATAAATATGTCAAATGGTGGTTATACAAATAATATACGAAACAATATATTTAATTTGAGTAGTAGAGGAAATATACAAAATATTTCATATAATAATCAAACATATACAGCAAGAAATGGAGATATAATATTAAATGTAGATACAGAAGCTACTTTAAAAAATATAATAACAACACAATATACAGATGGGAATATAATAATAAATACAAGTGTTAAACACGAATTAACAAATGGGAATATAGTATTTATATCAAATGGAATATTAAACGATAATTTTACAGTATCCAATATAATTAACGATACAAGTTTTAGATTAACAACAACAACAGGAATAACAAGTATAAATACAGGAGGAACATTATTAAAAACTTTAGATAAGAATATTATACTGAATAGTAAGAATAAAATAATAATACCAGAATTAACAAAAGTTGAATATGGAGAACGGAATTGGATAACAGGAGGAACTATAGGTATTAAAATGGAAAGTAGAGGAGATATAATATTAGAAACAACAAATGGAAGTGTAAAAATATTAGAAACAATACCATTAATGTTTGGTAATAATACAAACACTGTTATAGGAGATACAAATGGTATTAAAATAACAACTGATAAATTAGACATAACGAGTAATAATGTAGAAATAAATGACCCAATTATAAAATTAAGTAAAATACCACAAATAACAAATGATATGAAAGATAGAGGAATTGAATTTAATTATAATTATGAAACAAGTGGGTCGAAATTAGGATGGTTTGGTTTAAAAAATAATACAGAAAGATTTACATTTATAACAAATGCTACAAATACGAATGAAATAATAACAGGAACAAAAGGAGATATAGATATAAGAAAATTATTTAGTGAAACAGTTGAAATAACAAATTCATTAGAAATGGCGTGTAATAATATCAATAATGTAAATACAATAATTGGATGTAATAATAAAATAATATTGGACGGAACTGAAAATGTAGAAATAAAAGCAACACAAAGAATATATTTAAATGGTATTACACAAATAAATGAAAATCAAGATTTTTTAATAGGAACACGTGGAAATTTAATACGTAGTAATAATAATAATTTAGAAATAAAAAGTATATCATCAATAGATTTAAATGGAATATCAATAAATATACCACAGACAACATTGTTAAATTTTGGAACATCAAATACAACATATATAGTAAAAAATACAAGTGGTGAATTAATAATAAACAATAATAATAATTTAAATCTAAATATAACGAATGGTAGTATAAATATACAAAATACAATACCATTAAAATTAGGAGATTCAATTATAGTAAATAATACAAGTGGTTTAAATATTGATGGATTAAATAAAATACATTTAGAAACAACAAATGGAAATATTGAATTGTTTAGTAATAATATTGTAATAAAAGAATTGAGTAAAATAAAATTACATAGTTTTACAAATACAAGTGGGGCACTATATCTTAATAATACAAATGATACAGTTATAGATTCAATAAATGATATAATTTTAACGAGTAATACAAATAATATATATTTAAATGGTAATAATATAAATTTAAAAAGATTTTCAAGGTTGAATTTTACAGAAAATAATAAAAATTATATAACAAGTGATACAAAGGGATTAATTATAACAAGTAATGAAGATGAAATTAATATAATAAATACAGGTGGAACAATAAATACAACAAGTTTTCGAAATAATATAACAAGTAATGGATTATATATAGAAAATACAAATACAACTATAAAATCATCGAGTATAATATTAGATAGTAGTGATATTAAAATAAAAGACCCAATAATAAAATTAGCAAATTATAATGAAATAGATATAAAAGATAGGGGTGTTGAATTTAATTATTATGATGTTTCATCTGCAAGTTATAAATTAGGGTGGTTTGGAATGAAAAACAATACTGGAAGATTTACATTTATAACAAATGCATCTAATAATAATGAAGTAATAACAGGAGATATAGGAAATGTAGAATTAGGAAACGTATCTTTAACAAATATTACTTTGGTATCAAGTGGAAATTTAGATTTAAATTGTGGTAATATAACTTCAGTTGGTAAAATATTTGGTTGTAGTGGGGTTTTAGAGATAGAAGCATTAAATAATATAACTTTAAAAACAAATAATTTATTATGTAGTTCAGGTAATATTAATATAATTAATGGGAATATTACAGTAGGAACAAGTTATTTAACATCAACAACAAATGGTAATTTGACATTTACAACATTAAATGATTTAACATTGTTCGGTAATAATCTTAATGTCGATAATACAAATGTATATATAAAAGACCCAATAATTACATTGGGTGAAACAACAATACAAGATAATAAAGATAGAGGAATAGAATGGAGATGGTATGATGGTATTACTCCTAAATGGGGCTTTAGTGGATATAAATCAAGTGAAGAAAAGTTTGTATTTATAAAAGATGGAATAAATACGAATGAAGTATATAGTGGTATATATGGTGATATATTAGCAAATGATATGTATATAAATAATATAAATCTAAGTTCGGGGAATATATTAGGTGATACTATAAATTTAATAGGGAATTCAACAAATATATCAAATACATTAACTATATCAAATACAGGAAATCAAATAACAACAAATACAAATGGTGATATGGTATTAATAAGTTCAAATATAGATTTAATAGCAACAAATACAAATATACAAAATAATTTACAATTTATAGGTGGTGGTATTTTGTATTCGACAAATGGTAATTTAGTTATTGAAAATACAAATGGAAATGTATTATTAAACACACAATTAATAGGAATAGAAACAAATTCAAAATTATATTTTAGTAATACATCAAATAATATTTGGAGTGATTCAAATGAATTATATATAAATGGTTATAATGGTGTGAATATATCATCATCAAATATAACATTAAATGGAGATATTACAATAAATGGAAATATATCAGCAGGTGTTATAGATTTTGATTTAGATAAATATATATTACCATTAGGAACAAGTAATTATTTAGATATAATTAATATACAAAATGGTTCTACATTAGGGAATATATTAATAACAACACATACAAATGGTAATTTAAGTATAGGAGACAATGTAGAAATAACACAAACAAACAGTAGTCCTAATATAGATGGAATATATAATATTACAAATATCGTATCAGCAACACAATTTGAAATAAATATACCATTATTAAATTTAACACAAGATGGAACAACTGGAAAAATAAAAACAAATTTAACACAAGAACAAGGTAAAGATGTAGGAATTCAAGTAAATTATTGGAGCACAACAGGAAATCCTTTAATAACAAATGGGTCAGTAGGATACAAGACGGGATTTTTTGGATTTAAACGTGATACTGAAAGATGGAGTTTTTATAATAATGCTACTATATCAAACAATATAGTATCTGGAAATTTAGGAGATGTTGAAATAAATAAATTATTTGTAAATTCAATTAGTGGATTTATTCTAGATGGAGGTATTACAGGTGGTTCTAATTTAATTTCAGGCACAAATTTTAATATTCAAGGTGGTAGTATTAACAATACACCAATTGGTGCTAATACAGCAAATACTGGTCGTTTTACAAATTTAAGTAATACAGTATCTGCGTTATTAAATAATTTAACATTATCTACAAGTTTAGTTTATAATTTAAGTGATATATATACACTAAGTTCTATTGGAACACAATTTAGGTCTCCCTCAATGAATTTTGTAGTATCTTTATTTAATGTATCAGGTGTAAATTATACTTCATCGTCAGGAACTATGCCTACAACTGGTATATCTCCCGGCACGTTTAAAATGCTTGTATGTAATGGTATGGGTGTAGGGTGTTCTCATACTATATTTTTCGGTGCAAATAAATTATATGCACCCAACCCATTAGACCAAACAAATACTAATCCTATATCCAAAATAATATTTGAATCACGTGGTCAATCTGTCCAATTATTATTTGATGGTGTTTCTTGGATAATGTTAAATACGGGTGTTTATGTAGAATAATAAAATATTTATATCTTTATATAATTTATAATAAATGTCATCGATTGGTGAAAAATTACGTGAATATGGAAACTCTTCAAGTCCTGTTAAACGTGCTATTGCTAGTGCGTCTATTAAAGTTGCAACTTTAACAGGTGCAAAAAAAAGACAAGCAGAACGTTTAAAACAAAATCGTTTAAAAGAAGAAAAACTCTTAAACAGTATCTTTAATACAAAATTACTAGAAGATTTTACAACTCAATTATGTTTAGATAAACAAAAATTTAAAAAAACACTTGTTTCTAATTATAAATATAATATAAATAATTTTAATAATTTTGTTTATGGCCTTGATAAATTACGCAAAGAATTACGATTTATAAAAGATACTTTATTCAAAGATAAATTAGAATCTTATAAAAATTTTATACAAACTTTAAATTATGATTCTATAGGTATTAATGTTAATAGTTATAAACGAAATTTAGATAAAGATATTATACCAAATTTTAAAAAAATAATTACAAATATTAAAGTAGATATTCCTAATCCTCGTTTAAGTGTAAATAAAAGTTTATTAGAAACTACATCGAATAATTCATCAGAATTAAATACTAGTGAAATAATAAATACAACTGATGATACTACAAATAATACAACTGATGATACTACAAATAATACAACTGATGATACTACAAATAATACTACTGATGATACTACAGAAAATACAACTGATAATATAACAGATAATACTACAGAAACTACAATTGATGATACTACAGAAAATACAAGTGATAATACAACAGATGATACAACCGATGATACAACCGATGATACTACAGAAAATACAAGTGATGATACGACTGATAATACAACTGAAAATACAACTGATAATACAACTGATGATACTACAGAAAATACAACTGATAATACAACTGATGATACAATATTAAAAGAATTAGACAATATATTAAATAATATATCAGGTGATAGTGAATTAGAAAATAGTATGGAAAAATTAAAAAATCTTGAAGATAATAAAAATAAAAAAATAGAAATTAAACAAACAAATTTATTTATGTATGATTGAAAAATTTAATTTTTATTTTAATTAAATATAAAAAAAATATTTGTATATAATATAATGGAATATTTTGTAAATTCAATGTTTGGTGGTGGCAAACGTAAATCATCAGTAAAGCGTAAATCTGTAAGCAAACGCAAATCTGGGTCAAAACGTAAATCAGTTAAACGT